GGTGACGATGGCTCCCGCCCCCCCCATCAGGACCATCCCCTCCCCCAGCTCCAGCGGCGGCGGAAGCCTCGCTGGTGCAGCGGGTCTCTTCGTGACGGTAGCGGCGCTTGCTCTCCTGGCACCTGTAATGAGGATGCTGGGAGAGATGGACTGGGCTACCGCCGGCAAGGGTATCGCCATCATGGCTCTGGGGTTAGCCGCTCTTGTTGCTGTCGGATATGTTGCTGAGTTCGCCGCAGTCGGCCTACTCGCACTGGGCGGTGCCATCCTCATGATTGGCATGGGGGTCGGTCTGGCGACCGAGGGCATCGCCAAGCTGGTTGATGCCATTGCAAACCTGTCGACCTCGGGTGCCGACGGCGTTCAGACATTCCTCGCTGCGGTCGATGGCTTCATCGAGAGAATGCCTGCGATGGGTACGGCGCTCGGCGAGGGCTTCATCAACTTCATGCAGGTCCTCATCGACAATTCGGGCACCATCGTCGAGTATCTCAAGCTCATCCTGACGTCTGGCGCTCAGGCCATGATTGAGTCCGTCCCGACGTTTGTTCAGCTCATGACCACGATCCTCCTGGCGATCATCCAGGTCATATACGACAACGCCCAGGCCTTGATCGACTGTGCCATATTCTTGATCCTGACTCTGTCGCAGGCTCTCATTGATAACATGCCGCAGTTGGTCCAGAGAGGCTCGGATGTCCTCATATCCTTCTTGGATGGTCTGAGTCAGAAGATCCCCGAGATCGGTCAGAAGGCTACGGACTGTATCGTGGCGTTCATCACCAGTCTCGGTGACGAGATGCCTCGAATCACCGATGCAGCGGCCAAGACCGTCATCAAGTTCATCAATGGACTTGCTGATGCGATCGAGAACAATTCCGAAGCGATGGCTCAAGCGGGTGTTCGACTCATCAGTGCCATCACTAGGGGTATCAGTACCGGTATCAAGACTCTCGTATCTACGGGCGTCGCACAGATGAAGAACGCTGGTATTCAGCTGGTCAACGGCCTCAAGAATGCGATCACCAGCAAACTCTCCTCCATCGCCAGTGCGGTCACGAGCATGGGTAGCACCGTTGTTTCGAAGGTCAAATCGGCGTTCGGCATTCATTCTCCTTCGAGGGTGATGTACGAGATCGGTGATTTCCTGATGCAGGGTCTTGCGAACGGTATCACCGACAACACCGAGCAGGGCATCGCGGCGGCAAGCACCATGGCCACCGACACCGTCGACGCGCTCACCAAGGGCTTTGGTAACACGAAGGATATTTGGAACAACGCGTTCGGGGAGAATGCCGATCCGACGATCAGGCCGGTTCTAGACCTCTCGCAGGTCGAGGAGCAAGCGGGTCGTCTCGACGAGATCCTTCCCAAGGAGGAGATCACCGGCACTCTTGCGACGACGGCAACCGCCCAGCTCGCCGGACGAGTCGCTAGGAGCACTCCTACTCAGACAGACGGCAATGCCATCAGCGAGACGTACAACCAGGGCACAAGTCTCGTGTTCAACCAGTACAACAACTCGCCGAAGGCGCTGTCTGAGGCGGAGATCTACCGCCAGACTCGCAACCAGATCGAGCAGGTGAAGGGAGCCATGTACGAGCTATGATTGAGTCAATCGAGTTTCTTACGTACCGACAGCAACGCGTCGTTCTTCCTCTGAGGGATCCTTGGGGGATTGGCGTGGCTGTCAAATCCGTTGATGGCCTGTCGGCTACGAAGGCCTCGATCAACACGACTGAACTGGCTCTTACGGATGTGGCTATATTCAACGGCGCGAGGGCGGGAATGAGGAACCTCAAGATCAAACTCGCGCCGTTGCCCATGCCCGATATCGAGACCAGCAGGCTGCGGATATACTCCTGGTTCCAGATCAAGCAGCTCATGACTGTGTATATCAACACGGACAAGCGCAGGGTCAAGACCGAGGGGTACGTCGAGACGGTTGAGGCGGACATATTCTCGAAGGAGCAGGAGATCAACATCTCCATCCTATGTCCAGATGCTTACTGGCATGACGCGGACGCCAGCATCGATAAGAACCTTGAATGGTCCAGGGAGATCCCATCTTTCGAGTTCGACTTCATGGACCAGCCGTCTCCGTCGCTGGAGTTCAGCAAGGATCGCGGCTTATTGTCCGCCACGATCGACTATGAGGGCGATGTAGAGACCGGGTTTACCATGGTCTTCACTTTCCGCCCGGGTGCCAAACTTCCGATCACGGTAACCGAGACGTTCTCCGGCGACCAGTTCAAACTTACCGGAGCATTTCTCGACAAGACCTACTACAAGGTCGATCCCATCGTGGGCGGCGACATCGTCACGGTCAATTCTAGGACGGGGCGTAAGTCCATCATCCGAAATCGGGGTGGCCGCAAGGATAAGTTTATAGCGGCACTGGATCGTAACTCTGATTGGCTCAAACTTAGGCCTGGCGTCAATGAGTTCCAGATCACCATGAATGATCCGAATCTCACGGACGTGTATTTCTCGACCGACGTTCTCTTCCAGGGGGTGTGACGTGTATCTTGCGGTTTTTGATGAAGCCATGATCCTCCAGCATATCTGCGAGGACTACAAGTCCATCATCTGGACCGAGAGGTTCCACGGCTTCGGCGATTTCAAGCTCACCGTCCCCGGAACCCTGGAGAATCTGCAGATCTATCAACTCGACTACTACCTATATACCAAGGGCACGAACAAGCTCATGATTATCGAGCAGGTCGAGCTCAACACCGAGTATAGTAAGCAGTCGCTGCTGACGGTCAGCGGGCGTAGTCTTGAGTCCATATTGGATCGACGGGTCATGCATCCTTATCCGATGTGGGAGGGAACGCTTCTGTGCAAGCACGAACGAACCCGCGGCAAGGTTAAGGACGTCATCAAGGATTATACTAATCTGCTGTTTAAACAGCGAGATTTCGTCGACACGTCGCATGAGCGTCATGTCCAAGGCTTCGGATGGTATTCGGTCGACGAATTGCCCGAGGGAATTCGCAAGGGCCGACCCGTTTCCTCCTTGGACATCGGCAATATCCAGGTTAGTGGCGACGCGGATGTTCGAATTATGAATTACTCCAGAGAATGGACGAACTATCCCGATTACACTAAGGACCCGTACACAATGGAGGGATCCTGGTATAAGATCGTCCAGAACCTTACCGATTTGACGATGTCCGGATGGGCCATCGAATTTAACGGCGAAGACCCATATTACTGGTATGGGTACAGCTATAACGGCGTCAACCGAACATTCAATCAAGGCGAACGTCCTCCCGTAGTATTCTCCCCGAATTACGATAACCTATCCAAGGCCACCTACTTCAAGTCCAAGGTAAGCACGCGGACAAAGATATTCTCGGGTGCTGTGAAATTCACGGTGCCTACGAATCTGATTACGGAAAAAGAGTATCTCGACGACAATAGAGACACCGCGATGCAGAACAATTCGGTTACCGTCGGCACCAGGGGGCTCGGTCTGCGTGAAGGATATTTTCAGAACCCGTCAATCGAACACACCAACGGATACTCGCGGGCCGCAACCGGGGTTCAGGGCGTTGGTACGGTAGACCCAAATTCGATCCATCGCCAGATCCACGAACAGTGCAATACTGAGCTGTGGCGTCATATGCCCATCGAGATGTTCTCAGGTGAGGCTGCCCAGCAGTCCATGTATACCTACAACGAGGACTTCTTCCTGGGCGATTTCGTGCAGATCCAGAACGAATTCGGGCAGCAGGACATCGCTCGAGTGACCGAGTACATCCGCTCATCCTCAGACTCGGAGGGGGACGTCTTCTACCCGACGTTCACGTCCTTGTCCGATATTCAGAAGTCGAAACCGGGGTTGAACATCACATGACAGAGAAATCAGGATTCTTCGTCTCCATCAATGGGGACCGAAAGTACTCCGCGGATGACTTCGGCCGCATGTTCGACGGAGTCATCTCGGACGGTATATTCCAGAACTGGGGCCGAGGTTACCAGGCCGCCAAGGGCTCTGGACGAGAGATCGTTGTCCAGTCTGGGCGCGCCTGGATCAAAGGGCACTGGATTGAGAACGACGCGAATAAGGTCTACGCGCTCACCGAGGGCGCTACGGACGGCGATCGTTACGATGCCATAACTCTCAGGGTCGACAAGACACCCGGCGTTCGCTCTGCTGGCACTCGTGTTATCCAGGGAACTTCAGGGGGCGGCTTTCCTCAGCCTAGCCAGACGAACGACACCTTTGAAGTCATCATCGCCTATATTCGGGTCCCCAGGGGAGCCAAGACGAATGCCGACTTTGAAGTCACGGACTGCCGCGGTAGGGTCGGCGCTCAGTATGCTCAGTGGGCTCAGAGTGTCATGCAGCCCAAGCAGATCACTCTGAACAACAAGAACGATTTCCTCAACGCTTTCAACAATGACCCGAATCTCAAGCGAGTCATTACTCGAGGCAACAACCTGGGTAGAGTCATGACGCCTGCCCAAAAGGCTGCCATTCGAAACGGGACGTTCGACGGCTTGTGGCTGGGCGACTACTGGCAGTACAACGATAATTCCTGCAAGTGGATCATCGTCGACTTCGACCGGTGGTTGGACTACCCGAATGGCGAGAATCAGCACCGAATCACGGTCATGAGCGACCGAAACCTCGGAATCGACAACATCGGTGAGTCTGGATGGTGCGAATACGGCTGGAACGGCTCCAAGATGCGACGGGACTATTCCAATGGCATGGTTCGTTTCTCTACGCTCACCCAGGTATTCGCCATGTCGGACTTCCGAACGTTCCCTGTTATGGAGCCGCACGGTTACGAGAACACCGGGAATGCCTGGGAGCGCACGGAGAAGGACTGGACCTGGGAGTACCCGCAACTCACCATTCCATCCGAGTTCGAGATGTTCGGCTCATATCTTGTGCACAACCGTATCAACGGCGACACCCACACTATCGGCCCAATCTCTCGTCAGTTCTCGTATTTCCGTGTCGGCAACCCGATTCCGAACCCGGGCGAGTCCTTCTGGCTCCGGGATCAGATTTCCAAGGACTACTTCGGCCTGTACTACGGCAATCAGCGTCGAGTCACTTGGGCCCAGTGGACCGAGAAGTACGGAGTGCGCCCCATCGTTTCTATCGGAGGCTAAATGTCTCATACTGTGGAGCTGGTGATCACCATATTCGGCTCCGTTCTCACCAGTACTGGTCTCTGGGCGTATCTCCAAAAACGTGCGGAAAGGCATGACGCCAAGACTCAGCTTATGTTGGGTCTAGCGCACAACCAGATCGTGGCTATGGGAACCGCATATCTGTCCCGTGGTTACATCACCATCGATGAGTTTGAGGACTTGCAGAAGTATCTGTATCAGCCCTACCACACTTTCGGCGGAAACGGGACTGCCGAAAAGGTAATGGACGCCGTGAACCGGCTTCCAATCCATTTTCCTGACACCCGAAGAAAGGACAAGCGCTATGTCGCTGTCGAATCCGACCTACAACACTCTGAAGTGGATTGCTCAGATCCTGCTTCCGGCCCTCGCCACCCTGTATCTCGCCCTGGCGGGTTTGTGGGGTTTCCCTCACACTGAGGCGGTTGTGGGTACCATCACCGCTCTCGACACTTTCCTGGGCGCTCTGCTCGGTCTTGCAGCCAAGAACTACGAGCCCGAAGTTGACGGCGTGCTCCATGTGGACCACAAGAACCAGGAGGTCTACGCCGCTCTGGAGACCCCTGCCCAGGACATGACCAAGAAGGACACGGCCACTCTGAAGGTCTCCGAGGTCTGACGATCCGCGGGATCGACATGGTCTATAATGATACCCCTCATTTGAAAGGAATACCATGTCCGACAACAAGCCGAACACCAAGAAGGCCCTCGAAGAGGCTTATGCTTTCATCGACGGCATGGATCCCGACAGTGAAGCCTATCGCGAAGCTCTCCGCAGCATCAAGGAGCTTGAGCAGATTCAAGACGCAAAACACCGTCGTTTCTGCCCCAGCCCCGATGCTGTGGTGGGCGCCGCAGGCTCCATCCTCGGAATCCTCGCCATCGTGAAAGCTGAGCAGATCTTCCCCGTCGCCTCCAAGGCACTCGGATTCGTCGCCAAGATCCGCATCTGAGACACGAAAGCCTAGAGCCCCACAAGGGTTCTAGGTTTTTCGCAAACGTTCTGATTTTCGTAATCCAAAAATTCCCGGGTGGGAAAATTGGATCGCAGATTTTGCAAGGTATATAACGAGACCCCTCACGAAAGGAATGCATCATGTCCAACCTCTTCATCGCATTCGGTTTCATCTCCTTCGTTATGTTTCTGTACACCGTCTACTCCCAGGCCCAGCAGATCAAGGAACTCAAGAAGACCGTCCGCCACCAGCGGCACCTCCTTAAGGCTACCTCGACTCCGTCCCCCCAGGAGACCGACAATGTAGAGAAGTATCTCGAAGAAGATTGGGCCGAGATCGAGAAGATCTTCCGACAGAACTCTACCAAGAAGTGACTCTCACGCCTAGAACCTTCACGGGTTCTAGGTTTTCGCAGAATCAGCAGGGCATATAATGAGACCTATAGACCGAAAGGACCGATCATGCTGATCTCCCGCCTCGTCGAGAACCTTGTCAAGTCTGTCATCTACTGCGTTGGAATCTACGCCATCGTCAAGTGGGTGCTTTCTCGCTACAAGATCTCGAAGCAGGATGTCAACACCCCCATCCACACCGACACCAGTCTCTAACACCCGTGCCCTCTAACAGAGGGCATAGGTTTTCGCGGATTTTGCATGGCCTATAATGAGACCCCCATCCGAAAGGAACTGCCATGACCCGCGTCGTCTTCGCCGTTGCCGCCCTCGCCGCCTCATTCGCTCTCAAGCATTACGCCAACAAGATGCTTGAGAAGAAGGTCCAGCGAGCCCTCAACAAGAAGATCGCGGAGCAGAACGCTCCCGCCAACTGACACTCACTCCTAGAACCCAACTCGGGTTCTAGGTTTCTCGATAGAGAGGAACGCACATGGACCACGACGACATCAAGCTGGAATTCTCCGAGCCGGATCCTATTACCAATACACAGAAGGTCACCCTCACGGTCCCCGCCGACGTAGCCCCCGAAGTCGCCAAGCAGATGCTCTTCGATGCTATCCAGAGTAGCGTGAGCGATTCTGTAAAGACGATGTATCGTGACCACATTCGGGAGCGAGAGGGCAATCCGGAAGAGAACGAGTGGTATAAAGCACTCATCAATATTGGAGGAGGGAGCAAATGAACCTCGGATTCGTCAAAGCCGCCCAGGACTTCGTCGTACGCAACTCGCACCATATCCTCACTGGACTGGCGCTACTAGGCTTGGGAGCATCAGTCGCTCTGAGTGTCCATGCGGACCGCCAGATGCAGGATTGGGATATCGACGACTTCAAGCGCCTCACCAAGGAGCAGCGTATCAAGATCTATGCCAAGATCTACGCTCCTCCGGCCATCGCCATATTGGCTACCGGCGCCTGCGTCCTCGGAGCCCACAGCATCTCGGTCAAGCGCGAGTCGTCCCTACTCCTCGCCTACGAGGGTACTCGTCAGGTGTACGACCGTTATCGCGCCTCCGTCCAGGATCGCCTTGGTCCTGAGGAGAAGACGATCTCCCAGAATGCTGCGTCCAAGATGGACCCGTATCCTCGTGACGCCGCTGTGGTTTGTGGCGAGGGCGACGTCCTGTTCTACGACGCCTACAGCGGCCGTTATTTCAAGTCCACCGTCAACAAGATCGACCGTGTCGTCAATGAACTCAACTACACTCTCCTCCGAGAGATGTGCGTCAGCCTCAACGAGTTCTACGCCGGCATCGGCCTCGAGGGCATTTCCCTGGGCGATCAGCTCGGGTGGAATGAACAGAGGCAGATCGAGGTGCACTACGGCGCCCAGGTATCGGATGACGGAAAGGCCGTCGTGGTGGTCGATTTTGTCGTCGAGCCCACCGAGAAGTGGTTCAAGCTTTCGTGAAAGGAGCACCGCCTATAACGAGACCCATCTAGAAAGGAATGACCATGAGTTTCAAAGAGACCCCCGGATACAAGGTCGTGTCCCTTGTCGCCTCGACATCCGCCAGCATCACCGCCGGTGCCGTTGTCGGCGCTCTCTGCCCTCCAGCCGGAGTGGTATTGACCGCCATATACGGCGTCGGTAGTAGTGTCCTTGGTACATATGTCGGTGACAAGGCCGGGCGACAGTACGCCGAGACCCTTGCTGAGACCATCGACTCCATGAAGACACCCTCGACCAACTAGATGCCCGTGCCCTCCAACAGAGGGCATAGGCTTTCGCAAATTCTGCACGCACTATAATGAGACCCCATCAACTCGAAAGGAACTCTCATGTCCGAGAACACCGTTGCCACCACTGTTCCGACCTCCGAGACCGTTGAGGACGAGACCCCCATCGTCACTGTCAACTGGACCAAGCTCGGTGCCGTCGCCAAGAAGAGTGCGCGTTACGTGCTGCCCGCCGCAGCCGGTTTCGCCGCGCTCGTCCTGGTGAAGGCCCTTGCCAACAGTAACAGCGACGACGAGGTTCCCTCCTCCGACTCGGACGACGTCATCGTGGACGCTGAACTCGTCGAAGAGTCTGACGACTGACCCTACTCACCCCTAGAACCCTACCCGGGTTCTAGGTTTCTCATTTTTCAGAAAGGACGAACAATGGAGCTTCAGGCGGCCGTGGTGGTTACCCTCACCGAGAACGGCAAGACAGTCAAGCGCGTCATCCAGAAGAGCGACAAGTTCGACGAGAAGACCTCGTGGGACCATATTGTCAAGCAGACCAAGTCGCTCGCAGCCACTACTCTCAACTCGATGGACTGAAAGGTATATCCATGATCAAGATGAACGTCAGCGCCGAGACCTTCGACGGCGACATGGTCACCGAGACCCTCTGGTTCCACATGAACAAGGTGGACCTGATTGACCTGCAGCAGTCGCAGCCCGACGGCTTCGTCGACACGCTTCAGGCGTTCATGTCTCGCAAGCCCGAGGACTGGACCACGAAGGACAAGTTCAAGCTGTTCGACTACTTCCGCACCATCGTCGATAAGGCCTACGGTGAGCGGTCTTCCGACGGCAAGCGGTTCAGCAAGTCGCCGGAGATCCTCGCCCGCTTCAAGGACAGCATCTTCTACGACGAGTTCGTCCTGAGCCTCCTGGAGGACGAGAAGAAGAGTATCAAGTTCTTCAACGGTGTTATGCCCAAGGCACTCCTTGAGCAGGCCAAGAAGGACCGCCCAGACGTATTTGGTACGATCGAGGCCTGAGAAACCCGAGCGGGGCCCTGGGGAGACCTGGGGCCCCGCATATCAGAAGGAGCGAACATGACCGATAACGTACCCGTGCGTGGGGATTTCCCCTCCAACTCACGGAAGACCAAGCCTGCCGTCGAAAGGGTCGTCAAGACTCCGGCGCGTATTGACAAGGGCAGTCTCGGTAAGCAGGCGCTTCAGGCGTTCTTCGCCGAGGACATTAAGGAGGTGGCCAACTACCTTCTCTGGGATATTGCCCTGCCCAGTGTCAAGAATGCCGTGAGCGATATCTTCACGTCCGGGATCGACCGTCTGCTCTTCGGAGGCGACGGCGGTCCTCAGCGCTCTCGCAGCAACAAGACCTACACCTCATATTCCAATCGGACGTACGGACGTCGTGAGACTCCAACCGAGCGGACGTACACTCAGAGGGACCGTCGAGAGCACAACCTCGAGTCCATCATATTCGCAACCCGCAGCGAGGCTGAGGATGTTCTGAATCACCTGATCAGCATCTGCGACCAGTACGACGTGGCGACCGTGGGAGACCTATACGGCATGGCCGGCATTTCCCAGTCGTACACTGATGAGAACTGGGGATGGCGGGATCTCCGTAGCGGACGCGCAGTCCGTTCCCGCAATGGATACATTCTCGATCTACCGAAGCCGGAGGACGTCCGATGAACGACGAAGAGATGACAACAGTCTACAGTCTCGCATCCATCTTTCTCACCGTATTCATTCTGCTTCTCATCCTCGCCGGCCTAGGGTCCGTACCGGTCTGGGTCACATTCGCAGGCCTGTTGGTCATCAATGCCATTCTTATCGCCGCAATCATCAACGACATAAGGAACAACAAATGAGCGTCGAGCAGATGCGCGCTAAGCTGCGCCAAGCATACGGAGGATCGGCGGCGTGGGTCGCCAAAGTTGACCGCATGAGTGACGGTCAGGTAATCGCAGTCTACAAGAGCCTTAACGAGAGGAAGTACTTCGCATCATGAGCCTTACTGTTATTTCGCGCCTCGCCGGCAAGGGCGCTCTCATCGTCTCCAAGCACGCTCCCGCCATCCTGACGGGGCTGGGGGTCGCTGGCTTCACCGCAACCGCAGTCCTCACGGCCAAGCAGACGCTGAGCGTCGGCGAGGTCACCTGGGAGGACCTGAACGAGCTGTCGACAGTCAAGGCGGCTGAGGACGAGGAGAAGTTCGACAAGCGAGAGATCCAGATTGCTAAGGCTCGTGCCTGGGGCAACCTGACGAAGCACCTTGTCAAGCACTATGCCCTGCCGCTGAGCCTGGGCACGGCCTCCGCCATTTCTCTGATCCTGGCGCACCGCATTTCTGCGCATCGGATTGCTGGTTTGTCCATGGCCTACGCCGGTCTCGAGGAGTCCTTCCGCAACTACAAGGACCGTATCGAGGAGGGTTTCGGCAAGGAGGAGACCGAGCGTATTCTCGCTGAGGCTGACGCCAACGCCCTTGACAAGGCGAAGATGGACTACTACAACGAGACGGGGCGCGAGTTCCAGCTCAAGCCTGAGGAGTTCATGCGTGAGCTCGGCGTCTCGCCATATGCTGTCGTGTTCGACCAGAACGCGAAAGCCTGGGAGGGTAACGAGGACTACAGCCTCATGATCCTCCACGCTCAGGAGAACTACGCCAACGACATCCTGCGGACTCGTGGATATCTGCTCCTGAATGACGTGTACAAGGGCCTCGGGCTGCCCCCAACGTCTGCCGGTTCCGTGGTAGGCTGGGTGTACGACAACGAGGACGGCGACGGCATCGTCGAGTTCGGTAACTTCGAGGTATTCAACTACCGTGACTACGACCCGGTCCTCGGACGTGAGGTCACCAAGTTCGTCCTCGACTTCAACGTCGACGGCGTTATCTACGACCAGATTGACAGGGTGGCGATTCGATGAAGGTAGCATTTCTGATCCTGGTCGGCTTCGCCATCGGCCGAGCAACTAAACGAAAGGGACACAAGTGAAACTACTACCGGCGCTCGTCGTCGGTCTCACGGCGACATTTCTCGCCGTGCAAGACTTGAAGAGCGAGAAGAAGGAGCCCGTAGAGAAGGCTGTAGAGTCTCCAGACGAGGTCCAGGAGACACCTGAAGAGAAGGAGAAGCAGATGGACGAGTACGAGGAGATCGTCAACGACGAGTATCTCAACATCACCATGGAGGACGACCTCTCCGAGATCATGGGAGAGGAAGAGGACGAAGACGAGGAGGTCGCGGAGGGCGAGTCCATCCATGAAATCACGGAGAATGAGTACGAAGTGGGCATCTTCAACTTCGATCAGGTCGACCTGATGTATTTCACGGAGGACCGCATCCTCTGCGACGGTGACATGGTCACGATTGACAACGTGGACGAGTGGCTCGGCAATGTCGACCTCGAGATGCAGTCGGACGAGATCGCCGTCAAGTGGATCCGCAACTTCAATCTTCCCTACGATATTCGCCTCGAGATCATCGGGGACGCGTACTCCGGATCCCACTGATGGAAGAGGAGTACTTCGACTTCCTAGTCTCATTCTTGGGGGAGGATGAAAACCAGCTGCCGAGCATGTTTGACAGCTATTTCCTCCTGATGAAGCTCTACCGTACCGAGTTCCGCTACTCCGCCATGATGGACCGAAATCGGGACATGGATGGCCGTGAGTGGCGGAACCGCTATGGCGGTGAGCTCCCACCGGCATTTCTCAAGCGCCCGGCTAACGTTCTCGAGGTTCTTCTCGGGCTGGCTGATCGTATGGCGTTTGAGCTGGATGATGAAGAGGGCCCCGCTCCTTATTTCTGGGAGATGATCAACAACCTCGGAATCAACTTCATGGACTGCGACGTCATGCTGGACGACAAACTCGATCGAAAGGTCGAGAAGGCTATCGACCGATGGATGAGTCGTCAGTACGATTCCCACGGACGCGGAGGCATATTCCCTCTCAAGTTCGTTCCCGAGTTCTACGAGTCGGGGGAGTTCCCGAGCCAGAACCGCCTTGAGCTCTGGTATCAGATGCAGCTCTACCTCGCGGAGAACTACGACATATAAGGAGTCAAATGGATTTCTACGAGATCAAGGAGCGAGCCCTGAAGTCGGGCACCACCGAGGTACGGCCGGCCTGGCGTGTGCACCAATTCAAGGATCTCATGGTTCGTGGGAAGTCCTTCTACGCCGTGTACAATCCCGAGACGCATTTCTGGAGCACTAACGAGTACGACCTGATGCGCATCGTGGACGCCGACGTGACCCGTCGATTCCAAGAGGCCTCAGAGAGAATTGACGGGTCCGTCTGGGCACGGTACCTAGGGGACTACGACTCCAAGACATACGCCGACTACAAGGCGTGGATGTCCAAGCTTCCGGATGTCCATCAACCTCTCGACGGCAGAATACTATTTGCTAACCAGACCCCTCGAAGGGAGGACTACGTAACCAGAACACTCTCATATTCTCTGAGCGACGATCCCTGCCCCGCCTACGAAGAGCTCATGAGCACTCTCTATGATCCGGACGAGAGGGAGAAACTTGAGTGGGCCATCGGATCCATATTCACGGGAGATTCTGCCTGGATCCAGAAGTTCTTCGTGCTCTACGGATCATCGGGATCGGGTAAGTCTACTGTTCTGAATCTCATCTCGAGACTGCTGGAAGGCCACGTCACCTACTTCGACGCGGCATCACTTGGGCGGCCTAGCGATCAATTCGCCCTGGAGCCGTTCAAGTCGAATCCTCGAGTGGCCCTTCAACATGACGGCAACCTCGCCCGGATCACAGACAACAGTCGTCTAAACAGCCTTGTATCCCACGAGACGATGGTCATGAATGAGAAAGGGAAATCCCTCTATGAGTTCACACCAGAGGCGATGTTGTTTGTGGGTACTAACTTGCCGGTCCGCATCACTGACTCGAAGAGCGGACTGACAAGGCGTCTCATCGACGTGGAACCTTCGGGCCGCAAGCTCGATATTCGTCGATACAAAGAGATCATGTCTCAACTTGAGAGCGAGCGCGGGGCAGTTGTCAAGCACTGCATGGAGCTATACAAGTCCAGGGGCTCGTCATACTATGACAACTACAAGCCCGTCGGGATGATGAGTAAGACCAACTCTATATTCAACTTCCTCGATTTCTATCGGGACGAGCTGGATGAAGAAGATGGTATTCCTCTCAAGCGCATCTACAAGCTGTACAAAGAATACTCCCAGACGTATTCGGACGGAACTTTGTATCCCATGTACAAGTTCAAGGACGAGATCCGGGACTACTTCGAGGAGTTCCACGATCGCCTCATGATCGATGGGACCTATCGGCGAAAGGTGTACAAAGGGTTACTGAAATCCAAATTTTCCCAGGGGGAGAAAACGGAGAGCCCGATTCCGGACTGGACTGAGATGAAGGAGCAGCCGTCATATCTCGACGAGCTCTACAAGGACCGTCCGGCGCAGTACGCCAATGAAAACGGCCTCCCAGCGAAACGTTGGGACGACGTCACGACGACACTGAAGGACTTGGACACTAGAAAGGAGCATTATGTCCTCGTACCCGAGCAAGACGTCGTCATCGACATCGACCTCGACAAGGACAGAGACAAGTGTCTGGAAGAGGCTCGCCGGTGGGTTCCCTCCTATGCTGAACTCAGCCGATCGGGGGGTGGAATCCACATCCACTATCGATATTCGGGGGATACTTCCGTACTTTCACGGCTGGTGCGGCCCGGAGTCGAGTGCAAGGTCTACTCAGGCAAATCCGCCCTCCGTCGACGCCTCACCGAGTGCACCGCCCACCAGGGCCTTACCACGGTTGAGGACGGATATCTTCCCGTCAAGGAGAAACCCTTGATCCGTCAGGAGGTCATGCAGAACGAGAAGTCCATCCGGAAACTCATAGGGCGGAACCTGAGGAAGGAATTCCACCCAGGGACGAAACCCAGCATCGATTTCATCATGAAGGTGCTGACGGACGCCAAGGAGTCTGGAATGGACTACGACGTGTCGGACATGAGGCAGAAGGTTCTCACGTTCGCCATGAAGTCCACTCATCAGGCCGACTACTGCATCAAGTTGGTGCAGGAGATGCCGTTCTCCTCAGAGAGCGAGCATGAGGAGACCTATGAGGAGCCGGACGACGATACACCGATTATTTACGACGTCGAGGTATTCCCGAACCTGTTCCTTGTGAATTGGAAGGTCCGTGGCGCCAACAATATCCAGAGGATGATTAATCCGACTCCTAACGAGATCTCCGATCTTACTGAGAAGAAGCTCGTCGGATTCAACAACCGTCGGTACGACAACCATATCCTCTACGGTCGTATCCTGGGTTACTCGAACATCCAGCTCTATCACCTCTCTCGTAAGATCATCAACAACCTCATCAAGGAGGGATTCCGAGAGGCATACAACCTGTCCTATACTGATATCTACGACTTCGCCGCCAAGAAGCAATCCCTCAAGAAGTGGGAGATCGAACTGGGTATCCACCACAAGGAGCTCGGTCTTCCTTGGGACGAACCGGTGCCGGAGGAGATGTGGGAGGAGGTCGCCGCATATTGCGACAACGACGTCATCGCCACAGAGAAGGTATGGGACCATCTGGAGGCGGACTGGGAGGCCCGTCAGATCCTCGCTGCGATCGCGGGTCTCCCAGTCAACTCCAGCACCAACAAGCTGACCACCCAGATCATATTCCAGGGTCAGCGGGACACCCAGAAGTACTTGCAGTACACGGACCTGTCGGAGATGTTCCCCTGTTACAAGTATGAGTACGGCAAGTCGACATATCGTGGTGAAGAGGTTGGCGAGGGCGGCTACGTCTACGCCGAACCCGGATACCACGAGAACGTGGCCTTGTTGGATATTGCGTCGATGCATCCCACGTCGATCGAGAACCTCCAGCTGTTCGGCCCCTACACCAAGAGGTACAGCGAGCTCAAGAAGGCTCGTATCTTGATCAAGCACAAGGAACTCGACGAGGCTCGAAAGATCCTGAATGGGGCGCTGGCTCCATATCTGGACGACGACTCGAACCTCGATGCTCTGGCCTATGCGCTGAAGATCGCACTGAATTCGACGTACGGACTCACCGCCGCCAAATTCGACAACCCACTCCGAGACCCCCGGAACGTGGACAACATCGTCGCTAAACGCGGCGCTTTGTTCATGGTCGACCTGAAGCATTTCGTTCAGGAGAAAGGATACACCGTTGCGCACATCAAGACAGACTCGATCAAGATCCCGAACGCCGACGATCGCATCATTTCGGAGGTCTTCGAGTTTGGGAAGAAGTACGGCTACACATTCGAGCATGAAGCAACCTACGATCGTATGCTGCTCGTCAACGACGCCGTCTATATCGCACACGACAAAGACGGTTGGCACGCAACTGGCAAGCAGTTCCAAGAGCCGGTCGTCTACAAGACTCTCTTCACCAGAGATCCTCTGGCTCTCGAAGATGTCGCCCAGACACGATCGGTTACTACACGAATGCTGCTTGAATTCGGCGAGAATGACCGCAAATTCGTCGGACGCGTCGGGCGCTTCATTCCTGTTAACCCAGACACTCCCGGGGCCGGTCGACTTGTACGAGAGAATCATCGAGTGGACAGCGAGGGTAATGAGGTTATTTCGTACGGCGATGTCGGAGGTTGCAAGGGGTATCTCTGGCTTGATTACGAAGACGCCGGAGACGACTGGCGAGATAGAGTGGATAGTCGATATGGAAGGGAACTCGTGGACGCTGCCCGAGGGCAAATTCAGAAGTATACGGACATCGATACCTTCCTAACAGTATGAATCGCGAGAAGGGCAGGGCATATAATGAGACCCCACCAGAAAGGTATTG